CTTGCTCTCGAATTTCGGGCGGGGCAGTTTCTGATACCCCAATGATCCTATTTACGCAGAGTTCTGTCAATTCTTCAAGCGGTAAACCGCCATAATTACTTGTTTTTACGAGAGGGCTGATAATATCGCCAGTTTTAATTTCAAACATTTATGTCCTCTTTGCTTCTGGTGGGTTGTACTCCACCTCGTCTTTTACCGTATCTTTGATTTCTGAATACTTTTTAGCCACAAACCGTTCGTTTTCTAGCCCTACAACTAGTGGATCACTAAGACGGTGATAGCCGTACAACTTACTAATAGTAGGTTCGCTGGTATCTAACAGGCATGATCCTTGAGCTATACCAACCTTAATGCCCCGTTCCATCGCCTTTGCTAGTAAAAACTCGCAACACGCCCTACCTGCCTCGGCAAAATGGACTACGTTTTTGTACGAAAAATCAATCCCATACAGGTGGATTTGACCTACTTTGGCAGCAATTGCATAGCCAATAGCAAAGGCTACGGTGTTGTTAAAGTACCCCGTCCCGCAAGCATTCATTACTTCATCTAGAGGAAACTCTACTAATCCAGGACAACGGGGGTCTAGTTCACAGGTATAGATTGGTCCTGTGTGTTTTTCTAGTACCGACCGCATAAGCCCCGTTTGAGTGCCTGCATCATCACTATCTAAGAATCGGCTGGCTGGATCCATCATAAAGACTCGGTCGTGGTAAATAACCCCTGCCATAGCATTAATTGCCCAGACTTCATCAATTGGCTGAGAATGGGTCTTGGCTAGGATAAACTGACTATGGGATTTCCCCATTGCCACAATAGCAATGCTTTTACCTGATAAGTCTGGAATCATCTAACTGGATACCTCACTTGTCCACTTCTATAGGCGTCTTGACGCTCTTTTGCATCGCCTAATTGTTTTAAATCTGCCATTGCTGCGTCATAACGACCTTTATACATCGTCATGGTGTCAGCGTCTGTTTTCATAAAATTAGCTGCTTCTAGAAGAGCGCCATATAACAATACGGAATCAAAGTTATCCCCAAGCCAAGAAGTCCCTGCCGTCACAATTGAAGGTGGGTAGTAGAAATAATGAAGTTCTACAGCGTAATTGACATCTGGGGTAGGTCCTAGAATAAAGGTATTGTCATCAAAAATAGCGTAATACTGAGGCTCCGCATAGAACGCAGCATCCGTGTCTGGGTAGGATTCACGGATAAAGTTAACATCTTTATTTAAAAGGTAGTGGTACTCATTCGCCGCATTAATCACCGCAAGGCTAAAGGTAGCCAGCCAGTCAGGAGGAGTTGCCAGGTACTTATTACCGCCAGTCGTGTTACCTGTCATATTCTTACGGAAAGCAGGCATCTGCACCGTATTATAAATACGCTGTTCTGCAAGCTGGACAAAGCGGGCAATCTGTTCAGGAGACGTAAACGACCCGACTGTCGCTGGGAAGTCGTTCTCTGCGAACCCTTTAATAGCGGACGTTAACTGCGTGTAGTTCATCCCATCTTCCCGCTAGACATACGACCTTTGGTTGCTGCACCAGCACCACGCATCTCAATCTTGCCATATTGGTTTATAGGTTTACCCTTAAACTTACTAATCCCGCCAACAGAAATATCCATAGTAGCCATTTCTTCTGCGCCAGTCATACCTTTGGAAGTTAGTCCTTTAGCAGAGATTGTCTTGCCCTTCATTGTATGGGGAGTAGCATAGACTTTAGCGTCTCCAACTTCCTTGCCCATTACTTTTTTAGAATAGTGAGCCATTATCGACCCCTTCCAGCTTTACGCATCATTTGGTTCTTAACCTTAGCCAAACCACGACCCATCTTTTTCATGTCCATCTGGTCTTTACCACCCATCTTAGGTTTTGCCTTCATACCCAAGACTGTAGGACCTGAGTCACCTAAATTTTTACCTTCGGTCTTACCTTTTTTAGCAATCCCATCTGCGCTTTTCTTAAACATTTTCAACTCCTTATGTTGTTGTTACCGTTACACTGCCTACCTGACCTTCTGGAGCTAAGTTGTTGGGGGTTAATCCATCGTCTCTAGCACCGCCAACGGGGTTCCATCCCCACTGGAAAATCCTACTACCGCCCTCTGGGAAACCAACACCTTCTTCGGTATTATCGTTACTTCCATTCAGTTGTAAACCGCTACTTCCTGATACTTGATAGCTTACATCAGGACGTGGTTCCCGTACAGCTTGTGGGTCGTCAACTGGGTATAAACCTAACGACAATTGTGGCTGATCTGGATCCCAGCAGCTAGGGCAAACCTTAATGTTCTTTATCTGTTGCTTTACAACTAACTTCCGTAGCTCCTTTAACTTATACCGCTGACCACATCGGTCACATTCGGCAATTGCAAATTTGCCACTACTATATTTATTAGGCATAGAATGTCGTCCTAGGAACGAACCTAGAAGCGGCTTTCTCTCTGTCCTCCGTAGAAGCCATGAGCCACTGCTCCTCGTATTCTTGCTTTAAAAATTGCACTCGTGCCTGTCCATCTGGTAGCTTTTGAGCCATATAGAAAGCCAATCCAGCCACCATACAAGGTAATAGGCGAAAGGGAATATCAGGTTCTACAGAACCGTTAGATCCAGCATCTTGAATCCTACGCAACCTCCAATACACAAAGGTATACGGGCCACCACCAGCATCGGGCGTGGGCCAAACGTTAATAGACGGAAGGTTCTGTACTGTCAAAAGGTTAGTAGGACTAGCTGTATGACCTACTGCGGTTGTACCGTTTTGACCACGATAGCAGTTAGTTAAGACATTTCCAATGACATTAGCGTAGCTGATAGTCTCGTTATCTATCTTGACAAACCCGCCAATAGGAAGGTTGCTGGCGTCACTCACCGTAATGGAGGTATCAGTCGAGTTAATAGACTGTGCCAAATACACTGCGGTCGCATTTGACTGTCCTGACTGGCGGTTAAACCAAACTTGAATAGGACGCCCAGTAGTTAGCTTATTAGGAATCGTAGAGTAGGTAGACTCTGAAATACGGCTAATATTGATGTCAATCTGATTGCTGGTAACACCGTTATTCTGACGGACTACATGGTCTAGAAGATCAATTGTGTTGACTGGAATAGGATAGATACCTTGCCCAGTAACCATTGCAATTTGACCCTGCTCGATTGTCCAGAGGTTAATACCACGGTTAGCCCATTCAACCGTCAATAGGTTCAGGGATCTGCGGGCAGTTCGCATATCGTAACCAGTACGCAATTCCGTACCACAACGCTCAAAAGCCTCTTCAATGAGGTTATTAAGGTCTAGATTAAACGCAGAAGTTCCTGAAGTACTCATATTTTCCTATATGGTTTTACTTTTGCTTTTACCTTTTTGGGCTGCGGCACGAACTGCTGCCCCTGTGCTTTTCCTTGCCGTTTTGCCCGTGTTGTTGCTGCGTACTCCTGTGGGCTTAGGGCTTCGATTGCTTTTTTTGGCAGGTATCTTTCGCCCGTCTCGGACGACTTCTTCCCTGACTTGGTTGTCCATTTCTGTTCTCCCCAAGCCTTTAAAGAACGCTGAGATTTTGCCAATCCACTCATTTATAGCCACCGCCAGCTGCCTTATATTTTTTAGCTACCAACTGCGCTTTACGAGCTGACCATTGACCTGCGCCAGTACCATGTGTTGCAGCTGCTTTCACCTGAGAAACAATCCGCTTACGCAAACTTGGTTTGGTATAGTTCCCAGCTGCATTGACTTTACCGCCTTCTTTATACTGAGTAAAGTCGGTATCATCCCTACGAGCTTTCTTAACGCCTCTGCCCATTTTAGTGGGCATAATTGCACCCATCCCACGACTCGGTCTCATACCATTTTTCCTCTGGTTTTACCTTTAATACAGCAACCATCTGCTCGTTTAGAAGCCATACCGCCTTTTTTAAAGTTATCGGGCAAATCTTGTCCCTTTTTACTCCCACCTGTATGTTTATCAAGAATTGATTGAAATCCTTGGTCAGCAGGTTTCTTACGAACATTGTCCGTAGGATTGGGGTTCTGTTTAGCTGGTGTTGCTGGAACAGAAGGGACAGGATTAACACGCTTAGTCATTACGCTCTAGTCTTCCCACGAACAGCACAACCATCAGCCCGCTTTGATGCTGAAGATACTTTTCCGCCAGACTTAAACTCACGCTTAAATTGTGTGCCTTTACCAAAAGCATCCTCCATAGGACCTGTAGATAGGTAGCGCTCCTTGCGAGCCTCTTGCTCCTTTTTTGGTAATTTAGAGATTGCATCAGCTTCTTTAGCCGCTTTTTCTCCCGCCTCTTTCTTAGCACGGCTAGATAGAATCTTCTTACCCAACATACGAGCAGCGCCATAACCAGCGCCTAGAACCGCAGCAGCTTTACCAATAGGCAGAAGGTCTTCAACGCCTACACGCTCCAAACCTTTTTCTTGCGGTGGTTTAGTAGTTGTTTTTGGTTCGGCTTTAGGGGTAGCTTTAGGGGTAGATTTGGTTTTAGTAACAGGAGGCTCTTTAACTAGCTCACTGCTAGGCTCATTTTGCTTACGAATATATTCCATCGCACGGGCGCGCACATCGTCGCCAATACCAGGATTTTGCCCTTCTTTAGACTCAAACTCGGTCTCGCCACCGTCTTGAAACTTACGCATTTTCTTTTTCATGTTAGCAAGTTCTCCCGCCTGATTTCATTTTAATCATCTTGCCTTTGGTCTTACCTTTGATCTCAATGCCACCACCTTTAGCCATGCCATGCATTTTTTTCTCGTGCCCTTTAACGGCTTTGGCAGCAACCTTCTTCATCATTGGTTTGTCTTTGGAAATATCTGAATGTTTCACGTTACCGCCTTTCTTCATGTAGCCCATTTTGTTGCGTACTTCTGTGGGCAGTTTGGATAATCCTGGGTTGCTATCAGAATCAACTTCTTTTAAGCCACCAGCTCTGAATTTACGTCCTTTATCTGCTTTCATAAACTCTTCTCCTACGGATTTAGATACGCCAACCTTTTTGGCAAATTTTGGATTGTTAGCAACAGCAGCCATAAATCCGTGTTGTTTTTTAGAAACGCTAGGCATTTATTTTCCCCTGAATAAGCTGGTCAATCTTGCTTTCAAGTTTGTTAAAGCGTTGGTCAATATGCTGCATAATGCGGTCAACTTCTGCTTGAGTAACGTTTTCACGAGCTACCTCCTCACGAGTCTTGTTTAATAAAATCCCTATACGGGCGAGTTCAGCAGATTTTTCTTTTGCCCATAAACCCACGAGAACCCCCGCTAATGATAAGATTGCATTCCATAAAAGTAACATCTCTTGGCTCATACCATCTTACCTTTGGTCTTACCACGAATCTCACATCCACCACCACGAACAGACCCGCCTTCTTTGCAGTTCCAAGCCCGTAAAGACTTGTTAATGCGTGAATCGGGATCGTTAGCTGTTTTAGCAGATGTGAGCTTTTTCTTCATACCTGACATCCTTGCACAGAAAGACTTCTTTCTTGAACCGCCTTCTGGTTGAGGACGTTTGAGTCCAGGCTTACCAGGATTGGCTGCATTGTAAGAAGCCCGCCCCTTAGCGTTTAGTCCACCTTCAGGGTTCTTACCTTCTTTGCGAGTCCATGCAGGGGTCTTAGCCATTATGCGACATCCTTTTTGGAGTCAATAGGTCTAATAAGAGGATAGAGATACTCTTCCCCAAAAGATCCTGCAAACTCTTCCATTCCTAGATGACCTAACTTAATCGTAGGATCAATCCATACCTCGTAGCCATGAGCCGTAGCACGGTCACAGAAAAGATAGTCTTCTCCTACATAGCCTTCTGGGGTGGATTTAAAGTCAAAGAATGAATAGCAGAACTTGTCTGGATG